GTAACTTACACTTGGACTATCCCCACCTGCGAACACGACATCGCAACAGGTGGAATTAACGTAGTACACTGGCGCTGCACAGGCGTAGACGGAGATCATTCTGCGTCATCCTATGGCACAGTGGGCTTAACACCTGACCCATCTGCTGCTGACTTCGTTGCGTATGATGACGTGACTGAAGCACAGGCGCAGGGCTGGGTCTGGGCCAGCGTATCGCAGGATGATACGGAAGCTGCTATCGCTGCAAAGATTGATGCGATGGCAAACCCAACTGAAGCCTCGGGAACACCTTGGGCTGCTTAACTTAACTTAACTTAAAAGGAGATCACGATGGCCGAAGATAAAAAGGTAATCACGATCAACGATGTTGACTACACAGAAGACCAGCTAACCGATCAGCAAAAGGTGATGATTAACCACATCAACTCTTTGCAACAGAAGATCCACTCGGCCCAGTTTAACTTGGATCAGTTGATGGTCGGTAAGGATGCTTTTGTAAACATGCTGACGGCTTCTCTTGAAGCAGAGCCACAGGCAGTCGAAGACGCAGCCTAACACATGGCAACCCTAGAGCAAATACGTACAGCAGCAGAAACAGATCTTGTCACCTTTATTAAGCTCGTTGCACCTGAGCAAGTCCTAGGGCAATGCCATGAGGAGGTAGCTAACTGGTGGACAAGACCTGATTCCAAGTCTCATCAGCTACTCTTGTTCCCTCGTGACCATGGTAAGTCAAGATTAATTGCTTATCGTGTAGCTTGGGAGTTGACAAAGAACCCAACTTTACGTATACTGTATATATCTGCCACTGCTAACCTAGCGGAAAAGCAGTTAGGGTTTATCAAGGGCATTCTTACCTCTGAGATATACTCTCGTTATTGGCCTGACCATGTACATCCTGATGACGGTAAGCGTACCAGGTGGACTAACTCAGAAATTATGTTAGACCACCCAGACAGGAAGAAAGAGAATGTCCGTGATCCGTCTATCTTTACTGGTGGTCTCACTACTTCTCTTACAGGGATGCACTGCGATATTGCTGTCCTCGATGACGTAGTTGTTTATGAGAATGCCTACACAGGTGAAGGTAGAAACAAAGTAAAGAGCCAGTATTCTTTGTTGTCATCTATCGAAGGGGCAGATGCTAAGGAGTGGGTCGTAGGCACCAGATACCACCCAGCAGACTTGTATAATGATCTCCTCCAGATGGTAGAGGATCAGTATGACGACGAAGGACAGAAGATAGGTGAGGACAACATCTACGAGATCTTCGAACGTCCTGTGGAGGACAGAGGGGATGGCACAGGCCAGATGCTTTGGCCCCGCAGTCAACGTAAGGATGGTAAGTGGTTTGGTTTTGACATACGTGTCCTAGCTAAGAAACGAGGGCAATACCTAGACCGTGGACAATTCAGAGCACAGTACTACAATGACCCAAGTGATCCTGACAACGTACCTGTAGGCTCCGATAAGTTCCAGTACTATGACCGTAAACACTTGGTCTTAGATAACGGTAAGTGGTTCTATAAAGATAATCGCCTGAACGTATTTGCTGCTGTTGACTTTGCATTTAGTTTGTCAAAGAAGGCTGACTATACAGCCATTGTCATCGTAGGGATAGACGCAGAGAATAACGTATACGTATTAGACATTGATCGTTTCCGTACTGACCGTATATCGGATTACTTCGAGCACATCCTTCAGCTATCTAACAAGTGGTCCTTCCGTAAACTAAGGGCTGAGACTACAGTGGCGCAGGTAGCTATCGTTAAGCAACTAAAAGAACTAATCAAGCAACATGGCCTATCCATAAGTATTGATGAGTTCAGACCTAACAAGACCCAAGGTAATAAGCAGGAACGTATTGCTGCTGTCCTTGAGCCACGATATGACAACCTTAGTATCTGGCACTACAGAGGCGGTAACACGCAGATCCTAGAAGAAGAGTTGTCATCACGTAACCCTGCTCATGATGACGTTATTGATGCTCTTGCTTCTGTAATAGATATGGCTGTTAAACCTGCACGTAGTGTCCGTAGGCAAAAGGATAATGTAGTGCAGTTTAACCAACGCTTCGGAGGGGTCTCCTTTGGCTAAAGGTTTGTGTGCCATAACTAATGTCCCCTTTTGTTTTAAAACACATGGTACAAAGAACGTAGCAAACAAGAACACAATTTCTCTTGACAGAGTTGAACCAGAATTAGACTACACAAAGGGAAATGTACGTTTTGTTACATTTCAGGTAAACTGCGCTAAGGGTTTCTACACAGACGAAGATTTCTTCGAGATGTGCTCAAACGCAATAAGGAATAGACTGTAATGGCTGGAACAACGATTGACCTAGATGAAATGATTGATCCACACGCACTAGCCGTGGAAATCTCATCCCGTTGGGACAAATGGAATTTAAACAGACAGAATAAGATTGACGAGTGGAAAGAGCTTCGTAATTATATTTATGCTACTGACACACGTACCACCAGCAACAGCAAACTACCTTGGACAAACAGCACAACAACACCTAAGCTGACCCAGATTGCTGACAACCTTCATGCTAATTATTTCTCTGCTTTGTTTCCTCAGAAGCGTTGGTTCCGTTTTGAAGCTAACGATGAAGAGTCAAACTTAAAGATGAAGCGTGATGTCATCCAGGCATACATGCAAAGTAAGATCCGTCAGTCTGACTTCGAGAATACCGTAAGTAAATTAATTAATGACTACATCCAGTATGGCAACTGTTTTGCTACTGTAGATTTTGTCAAAGACTATACGGAGTATGAGGACACAGGGGAACGCACAGTAAACTACGTCGGCCCTAAGCTAGTGCGTATCAGTCCTTTCGATGTTTGCTTTAATCCTACGGCTCCTTCCTTTAGCGAAAGCCCTAAGATTGTAAGGTCTATTGTCACCCTCGGAGAGGTAGCACGTAAGGTAGAAGCATCAGCAGATAATGCTTATATGGTTGACATCTTGGATAAGATGGTAGGTAACCGTGCAGATGCTTCAGGTCAGGATGTGGATGTAGCTAAGTCTCAGGGTTATGTTGCGGATGGTTTCTCTACCCTTAAGGAATACTATGAGTCTAACTACGTAGAGCTTCTGACCTTCTACGGTGACATCCATGATGGAAGCACAGGTAAGTTCCATAAGAATCGTGTTATTACTGTTGTTGATCGTGCTTACGTTCTTGTCAATAAACAGAACCCTAGTTGGTTAGGTAAGGCTCCTGTCTTCCACGCTGGCTGGCGTGAGCGGCCTGACAACCTCTATGCCATGGGGCCACTAGATAACCTCGTAGGTATGCAGTATCGCATTGACCACTTGGAGAACCTAAAGGCTGACGTATTCGATCAGATCGCCTACCCCATCATGAAGATCCGTGGGGACGTAGAGGACTTCGACTTTGAGCCTGGCTCCCGTATCTACTTAGGTGAAGAGGGTGACGTAGGTTACCTAGCACCAGATGCTACAGCCCTTAACGCTGACTTCCAGATACAGAACCTAGAGAACAAAATGGAGATGCTTGCAGGTGCCCCTCGTGAAGCCATGGGTATCCGTAGTGCAGGTGAAAAGACAGCCTTCGAGGTTAACCAGCTTATGACAGCTGCTGGTCGTATCTTCCAACATAAGACAGCTCACTTCGAACGTGTCTTCCTTGAGCCTATCCTTAACTCTATGCTTGAGGCTTCACGCCGTAACATGGACTATGCTGACACCATACGTATCCTTGACGATGACACGGGTATTTCCTTCTTTGAGCAGATCACTAAGGAAGACATCAAGGCTAACGGTAAGATTGTTCCTATGGGTGCTCGTCACTTTGCTGAACGTGCTAATCGTTTGCAGAGCCTGACACAACTCTACCAGCTTAAGTTGTCAGATCCTACCATGGCTGCCCACTTGTCAGGTAAAGAGTTTGCTCGTCTGTTGGCTGACGAACTAGGTGAACCAGCACTCTTCAGTGAGAACGTCACAGTAACAGAACAAATGGAAACTCAGAAGATTGCTACTGAGGCACAGGTTCAGTACGAAGAAGAACAACAGATTGCTATAGAGCAAGGACTCTAAATGAAATCCGTTTGGTACAAAGAATGTAAGACGAAAGAAGACAAGGTAAAAGCTAAACAAGCTATTTTGTCAAACAGGGAAAGCCTGGATCGTCTCAAAGAAATCCTAGGGCCAATGCTCAAGGAGACCCCACCA